AAGGTCACTTGCTTTCCACGGGGATGTTGCTAATAGATTAGGTGCGCTAGAACACCTGCGGACGAAGGTTCTGGCTGTAGCTGGGCTAATAGGGCTTGCTTGCTCAATGGCCTGGGATGTCCTTAAAAATCGCCTTTCTAACTAGGAGACTAAATGCCCACACTTGGAACACAGAACATTGCGACTAGCTATCCACAGCTTCTCAAGACTGATGGCTTGGGCGGGATAGACGGCACGCTACAGACCATTACGGATGGAGACAATACTTCTAGCGCGTTGCAATTATCTACGGCAGGTGTTAGATCAACTGGAACTCTGAATGCAGCAGGTGCGACTACTCTGTCATCCAGCTTGGCCGTTACTGGTGCGGTCACACTATCTTCAAGTCTCGGCGTAACAGCAGCAGCAACCTTTAGCTCAAGCGTATCGGCCACAACTGGTACAGTTACAATTGGAACAGCCACAATCAGTACGGCAACAATCAGCACTGCAACAATCAGCACTGCAACAATCAGCACTGCAACCATCCCGCTTCAGCTTGGTGCAATTACTTTCGGATCAAACATCACATCGTCAACTGGTACGGCTACAATCGGAACAGCTACAATCAGCACAGCTACAATCAGCAGTGCGACCATTCCAAGAATCAATGGAGTTACAACTTTTGCAACTGGCTTCACATCTTCGACTGGCACAAATACGATTGGGACAATTGCCTCTACGACAATTAACAATACTGGGCTTGCCACAGTTGGAACACTTGAGATTGGGGCTAGTGGTCCCAGCATAACCAAGGTCAGCTTTGGAACGGCAGCGTTTACTGGCTCTACATTCCAAGACCTAGACTCGGCTACAGCGGGATCAAATGTTACAACAGGAACATTTGCGGTAACAGGCGCAGCCTTGGGAGACATCGTCTTTGGTGGGCTTACATCAATTGGCTCAAGCACAGGAACAAACGCTACCTTGGCTCAAAGGCTCATTCCTTCGTTTAGGGTTGAATCGGCAGATACGATTCGATATGTAATACTTAATACAGATATAGTTTCCCACGGCACAACTCCCGCTGGCACGCTTTACGCAACCGCAATGAGGTTTACAGCTTAATATGGCAATTAAATTCAATCGCTCGCAGACGTTTGCAACCAACGGAACAGTTACAGCCGCAGCGTTGCATAACCTAATTGACGGAACAGACATTTACCAAGCGTTAATTACCGATCAGACGGCCATGACTTCGGTTGGTAGCCTTGATAAGCTACTGATTGCCGATTCCGACCTTACCGCAGGTGATGCTCCGAGGTCTGTAACTGTAAACGAATTGTTTGAAGATGCGCTTACTTTAAGCACATATACAAACATAAAAGCTACTAATGCTGCGATTACTACTGGAACGATTGCTACTGGCACATTTGGGACTACGACATCTACTGCTGCCACGATTACTACTGGAACGATTACAACTGGAGTTATTCCAACTGGCACATTTGGGACTACGACATCTACTGCTGCCACGATTACTACTGGAACAATCCCAGCCCTCACATCCATAACCAAGATTACAAGCGGAACAGGAACGGCTGCTGCACCAGCAATCTCGCCAACAGGCGATACCAATACGGGTATCTTCTTCCCACTTGCTGACACAGTTGCGTTTTCTGAGGGTGGGACTGAGGCAATGCGGATTGATTCAAACGGCAATGTTGGGATTGGGGTTACAAGTCCAATTGTAAAATTAGATGTTTATGGAGATGGAAGTTTTCAAAACCTAGAAATAGGCAAAGGCGGTCAAACTGGAAATAGGAATGCCTTAATTGATTTGGCTGGAGATGAAACATATACAGATTATGGACTAAGAATACTCAGGGGAAACACAGGAGCCGATGCGAGTAGCTCTATTGCAAATAGAGGATCTGGATCTCTTTCTATTATAGGCGGACAAGGGGCTGGAGAGGCTGGAAAAGTTTTAATTTTAACCAGAAACACAGAACGCCTCCGCATTGAGGCCGATGGTCAAATCGGAATCGGCGGAGCCAACTACGGAACAAGCGGTCAGGTTCTAACAAGCGGAGGATCTGCCGCTGCCCCAAGCTGGAGTAATGCTACTATTGGTACTAATTCTGTTACCTTTCCAACGCTATCGACCAGCACAACTGAGGCAGACAATGCAGCCAGCAGAGTCGCAAGAGCTTGGGTGAATTTTAATGGCACTGGAACAGTTAGCACAAGAGCCAGTTTCAATGTTTCGAGTATTACAGATATTGGAACTGGAGATTACGCAGTAAACTTTACAACAGCTATGTCTGATGCAAATTATGTGGTTGTCGTTGGTGGTCGCAGGTCTACTGGTGCATCATTTGACCAAAATATAGGAGGATACGCATTATCATCATCTTCGGCATCGATTAGAACAGCCGATGAAGCTCCGAGCGCAGCAGATTTTGAGTTTATTAGCGTTGCAATCTTTAGATAAGGAATAAAACATGGAAACCAAACGCATTATTTACCCAGCTAATGATGGCGGTGTAGCTATTATTATTCCAACAGGATCGGCAGAAACGGCACTAAAAGACGTTCCAGAAGGAAGGTCATTTAAGATTGTAGATGTGTCCGAGATTCCTTCTGACCGCACATTCCGCAACGCATGGGAGTACCAAGAATGATTGTCATCAATCCAGATAAAGCAAAGGCAATTTGGAAAGACAAGTGGCGAGAGGCTCGCAAGCCCATTCTCGCCTCTCTCGACATTGAGTTTATGAAGGCAGTGGAGTCGGCTGACACGGCCAAGCAAGCGGAGATTGCCGCACAGAAACAAGCTTTGCGTGATGTAACTCAAATCGAGATTGCTGGGAACACGCCAGAAGAGATTAAAGCAGTTTGGCCGAGCGTTTTGAATTAAGTAAGGGCATAAATGACCCTAACTGAAATAGCCCAGTTCGCAGGCGAGAAAGTTGGAAAGACCGACTCTGATACACTTACATTCTTGCAAAAGTCGGCAAGCTTAGCCTATCGGCGTGTATGGGACTTTGCGCCTTGGCGCGAGACTGTAACTAACTCTACCTACTCGGTTGGCACAAACAGGCAGATCACGCTAGGCACAAACGTAGAAACACCTCTTTCCGTGGCCTATAATGATGCCGAGGTTGACCCGATTGACCTAGCTACAATCATCAGCCAAGACCCAGGTTTGCTTGACGATGCGCGTACTGGCGATCCAGATACCTACCATTTTACAGGTCGAAACAGCAGTGGGGTTGCGGAGTTAAACCTTTATCCGAGGCTTGCAACATCTGGCACAATCCCATTGCGTGTTGTCGAGAAGCTAAAATGCCTTACCCGCACAAACATCATTGTTGACTTCCCACCATCCCAAACCGCACTGGATGACGAGCTTCGCTTGCCCCACGTTCATCATTTGGTTCTTGCGTTGACCCATGCCGATGCACTAGAACGTGAACGGCAGTATGCCAAGGCACAGGCCATTACGCAGGGAGCAAACTCTGATCTTGCTGCTATGGCTAACTATGAATTGAGCCAGGTTGGTGGCGTGAAGCAGATCACTCCGCAGAGCCTTGGCGAGCTAACCATAGAAGAGATGTTCTCGGCTTAAAGGAGGCATCATGCCTTACTATTCGGATAACCTAGACGATCTCTTGGCGTTTGATGGAGTCCGCAGTTTTGCTGGAGGCCAAGCCAGCGGTTTGCAATCTGACCTATTGGCTGAGAATCAAGTTCAGCAATTGGTCAATATGACCCTATCCCCAAAGGGTAGCCTTGAAACACGCAAAGGCGTTGCAAGCTTTAGCACGACAGCGACAAGTCAAGAAGGCTCAATTGGCGGGATGCGGTATTACGATACTTCGGAATCTGAAAGACTTATAGCCGTCACGCAAGGCAGGCTTTATACAATTGATTCAAATGGTTCTGCAACTCTGCGTCCATCAGATCAAATATGGGATAGCCTTACTGGGGCTACTCGAATTTGGAATAATGAAAACCAACAATGGGCTGACGGATTCTCCGCAGATTTTGATGCTAAAATCAGCATGGCTCAGTTTAATGATAAGATGTACATGGCCGAATCAGATGGTCCTCTTTACTTTTTTGATGGAGCTTCAACTGGTGGAACTGGTATTGCGACAAGACAAGGTGGCAAGCTTAGGGCAATCACGGTCACAACGGCAGGCACTGGATATACAAGCGCAACTGCGTCTGTAACAGGACCAGATTGGGGCGGTGTGCTTCCTACGCTAATCACAACCGTTGCTGGTGGCGCAGTTACTGGCGTTACGGTTGTCGATGGTGGATCGGGATACTCATCTTCGCCTACGGTTACAATTACTGGCGATGGATCTGGAGCTACTGCAACAGCTACAGCTAGTCCTCCTCCTTTAAATTTAAGGCTTTTAATAAATACTGGCAACAGACTATTTGGTGTTGGATCTTCAGCAAATCGAAACACGCTTTACGCATCAGACATACTTGATGCCTCTGTTTGGGATTCCACAAACAGCATTGTTGTAAACGCAGATGACGGAGACGAAATTACGGCAATTGTTCAATACTACCAGAATCGAATTATTGTCTTCAAGAAGAGGCGCATATTTCAAGTTGCAATACCTCCAGATGCGACCACTGCGGCTGATTGGGTCGTGGAGTTAATCTCAAACAACACTGGATGCGTGGCAGAAGGATCTGCCGTCCAAGTCAACAGTGATATATTCTTTCTTTCAGACGATGGCATTAGATCGCTTGTTAGGTCAACAGCAGACGACTTTACATCCATTGGCCTTCCATTGTCCGAGGTAATAAAGGACGTTATTCAAGAAATCAATGTTGCGAAAATTGGAATATCTACCGCACACTTTTACGACAACAGATACTTCCTTGCGATACCTACTGGAGCAAACGATTTTAACGACACAATCATTGTGTACAATACAACCCTTGGAGCATTCGAGGGAACTTGGACTCCCAATGTAATGCAGTTTGCGTTGACCAACTTCCAAGACCAGGGTTTGCGGTTGATGATGAAATTGACAACAGGACAGATCACAAGATATAGCGGATATAAAACGCAAGCCCAAGTTACAATTGCAGATTATCAAGACTTCGGGGTTTACACGACAACGGCAGGAACAACCACAACCACATCAACTGGCGTATTTAATTACGAATCCTATGTGCGAACAAAGGATTTTAACTTTGGAGATCCCTTTGCCGCAAAATATGGCAGTCATTTTGAGGTTATATTTGATGACTCGTTTTCAACGGATACCACCATAACAATCCAGCGCGACATAGATGTTGGGGATATTGATGTGCAGCCGAACCTAAATATATCGAGTTCAGCATTAACACTTGAATTTACATTGCCAGCGCAACTTCCAACATCTGTAAAGAAACGGATTGCAAGCGACCTTCGCAAGTACGAGAAATGGAGATTGCTTAACGTAAAGATTCAAAGCGCGGCAAACAAGATGGCTATTCGCCAGATCACGGCAGCAGCCAATCCAGATACAATCGAGATCCAGAAAACGCTATGACGGCTGTTGAGTATATTGAGCAAAGCGGTGTTCCAGAGGCTATGTGGCCTAACCTTGAGGCTTGGTACGGCTGGTTTGAGAAGCAGGGTATGGTTGGCATTGTGGAGGATAAGGATGGGATTGCTGGGGTGGCTTTGGCTAGGTGCATAAAAGACGGGCAAAAGCCTGACCATTATGTGCATAGCGAGGATGGCGAGAATGTGTTTGTCGATTTGACTATCTCCTCAAAAGGTGCTAAATCCTTAAGGTGCTTGCTGTTGCTCCTTTGGGAGCGTTTTG